TGAAGCTGTAGATGAAATTAATAAGATAGAAGAAGAAATGAATCTTAAATGGGAACTTCCACCTGATGGGTTTATCGGATAATGGCAACTAATTTATATTTTAATAATGTAGCATCTCATACAGAACAAGAATTAATTAATAACTTAACAAGTGAAGTAATTAAAATTCATGGTATGGATGTATTTTATATTCCACGAACCGTTGTTAAAGAAGATTTGATTATGGGTGAAGATGTCTTGTCGAGTTTTACGACTGCATATGAAATAGAAATGTATCTTAAAGGAACTGAGGGTTTTGGTGGTGAAGGTGATTTGGTTAGTAAGTTTGGTTTGGATGTTCGTGATGAAGTTATATTCACAGTTCATAAAGATAGATTTAATTTAATAACATCTATGGATAAACCATTGGAAGGAGATTTAGTTTTCTTACCAATAAATAAAGGACTTTTTGAAATTAAGTTTGTTGAACACGAACAACCTTTCTATCAATCTGGAAAGAATTATAGTTTTGATATAACTTGTGAGTTGTTCCAATATAGTGAAGAGCAAATGGAAACTGGTATTGCAGATGTAGATCAAATAGAAAGAGATGAATCTTATGCGATTGATCTTGTTATGTCTACTGGTGGTAGTGGTACATTTAGTATTGATGAAGCAATTTATCAAGGTCCTAGTCTTGCAAATTCAACTTTCAAAGGAATAGTTGTTAGTTGGAATACTACAACTAGAGTATTACGAATTAATGACACTTCTGGTAATTTAGCAGCAGCGGCCACTACTGGTGATACAAGTGGTGCTGTATGGTCATTATCATCTATTACTGATCCGACAGGTAAGGCTGACTTAGATCAAGTATTACCTACAGATCCGAATGCTGATAACTTGGAATTTGAGATTGAAGCAGATTCAATTCTTGATTTTTCAGAATCTAATCCTTTTGGAGATGTGAGATAATATGTTTGGTACTTATTTTTATAATAAAAATATACGAAATATCGTTATTCTTTTTGGAACAGTATTTAATGATATAAGTGTAAGACGCACAAATGCTTCTAATGTTGTTCAAGAAGAAATTAAAGTACCTATAGCTTATGGTCCTGCTGAGAAATTTTTGGTAAGATTAAGAGAAGCAACGGATATAAGTAAAGGAAAAGTTGGATTAACTTTACCAAGAATGTCATTTGAGTTTACTGCTATTAATTATGATTCAACCAGAAAGTTGACAACTACAAAACAATTTAAAGCAGTTCATGCAACTGATTCAACAAAATTAAAAAGAGTATATACTCCAACTCCGTATAATTTTGATTTTACTTTAAGTATTATGGTAAAAAATTCTGATGATGGTACACAGATACTTGAACAAATTTTACCATACTTTACACCAGCATATCAAGTAACAATGAATGAACTGAGTACAGTTGGAATTAAAAGAGATATACCAATTGTCTTTACTGGGTTATCGACTGAAGATACTTACGAAGGAGATTATCTTACAAGACGAGCCTTGATACATACATTAACTTTTACAGTTCAAGCATTTCTCTACGGTCCGGTAGATGATATTGGTATTATTAAAGAAGTTGATGTTTATAAGTATGACCAAACAACTCAGGCTGCATTAGCAGCTGCACAAAGAGTTAAAGCAAGTAGTACAGATATTAAACCAGATCCGACAACAGCTGATGCTGATGATGATTACGGATTTACCACAACTTATACGGAGGGCATATAAAAAATGATTAAACTTATCGGTGGAATAGAATTAGCAGCTGGTAACGGAGAATTAGCAGCAACGACTAGTGCGGGTGCAGCCATTACTGTTGATAAAGCAACAATGGTACGAGTATTTAATGGTCATTCTGGTGATGTATTAGTTACAGTACAACAAGCAGATAATACACTTATTGGTACATTTACTTTAGTCACAAAAGGAGTAGAGTATGTAAAAAAAGATTCTCTTCATGAAATGTTTGCTGGTAATGCTGCTGTAAAATTTGCTAATGTTCAAGTGTTAGGATAAAAAATATATGAAGAAAACAACTGTTGAAAAATTAAATAAAGTATTAGATGTTACAGGTGACTTGATACCAGTTGAAAGAAAACACAAAGCACCAGATGTTGAAATGACTGAAACTGATTTAACTTCTGATTATGATTTTTCCAGAGAACAATATCACAATTTAGTTACTAAAGGTAATGAAGCTCTTGATGAATTGTTAGCTGTTGCAAAAGAATCAGAGTCAGCACGAGCATATGAAGTAGCTGCTATGTTGATTAGAAATTTATCTGATACGACAAAAGAACTTTTGCAATTACAGAAAACAAAGAAAGAAATTGAGAAAGATGTTAAAGATCCTCATATTGTAAATAATTCTTTGTTTATCGGAAGTACAAAAGAACTGCAAGATTTATTACTTGAGAAGAAAAAAATATGAAAGACAATAGAGAAGATTCATATTTAGGTAATAGACTATTAAAACCAACAAATGTTCCCCAACCATTTACGAAAGAAGAAGTTAAAGAATATGTCAAGTGTCGTGATGATATTGTTTATTTTCTTAAAAGTTATGTAAAAGTTATTCATGTTGATAAAGGATTAATACCTTTTGATCTTTATGATTATCAACAAGATTTAATTGATACTTTGGAAAATCATAGATATGTTATTGTAAAGAGTGCAAGACAGTCTGGTAAATCTGTAACAAGTCTTGGTTATATTTTACACTATATATTATTTAACAAGACAAAGATTGTTGGTATGTTGGCCAACAAAGCATCTACATCCAGAGAGTTGCTTGGTAGATTGCAGACAGCTTATCAACACTTACCTAAGTTCTTGCAACAGGGTATTGTTGAGTGGAATAAAGGTAACATAGAATTGGAGAATGGCTCCAAGATTATAGCATCTTCAACATCTTCATCTGCTATTCGTGGTTACAGTTTTTCATTGTTGTTCTTGGATGAGTTTGCTTTTGTACCAAGAACGATTGCTGATGCATTTATTAAATCAGTTTACCCAACGATTTCATCTGGTAAAGATACCAAGATCATTATGGTATCTACACCTAATGGATACAATTTATTTTATAAGTTTTGGAATGATGCTGTAGAAGGAAATAATCAGTTCAAGACATTTAAGATTCATTGGACTAGTATTCCTGACCGAGATCAAGATTGGCGTAAAAAAATTATTTCAGATATTGGTGAAGAAGCATTTAGACAAGAGTATGAAGCAGATTTTCTAGGTTCTTCTAATACTCTTATATCGTATGAAAAGCTGCAAGAGTTATCATATAGTTCACCGATATGGTCAAAAAATAATCTGGATGTTTATGAAGAACCAGAGATGAATCATCTTTATACGATTACAGTAGATACAGCTCGTGGTCAAGGCCTAGATTATTCTACTTTTACAGTTTTTGATATTACATCAGTTCCATATCAAATTGTGGCAAAGTATCGTGATAATATGATTGCGCCGCTACTCTTTCCAAATATTATAAATAATATAGGAAAGAAGTATAATGATGCCTATATTTTAGTGGAAAGTAATGATATTGGAGCTCAAGTAGCTGATGTTTTACATCATGATTTAGAATATGAGAACTTACTTACTGTAGCATGGTATGGTCGCCACGGCCAACAACTTTCAAGTGGACATAAAAAAGATATAGCTTATGGAGTACGAACAACTAAGAATGTTAAAAAAATAGGTTGTTCTAATTTAAAAAGTTTAATTGAAGAGGATAAGTTATTTATCCCTGATTATGATATGATTTCTGAATTAACAACTTTTGTAACAAGTGGAGATACATTTGGTGCAGAAGAAGGTTCCAATGATGATTTAGTTACAACATTGGTTTTATTTGGTTGGGTTGTAGATCAACAATATTTTAAAGAATTAAGTAATTTGAATATTAGAGAAAAGTTGTATCAAACAAAAATGGATTCGATTGAAGATATGACAATTCCTTTTGGTATTATTGATGATGGATTGGATGATGAGTATGAAGAAATGCCCGATGGTACAAAATGGGAAAAAGTTCATACAGATAATTATTAAAAATCTATATCAATATTAGAAATGTAAAAGGAGAAAACAAATGGCTTTTCAAGTATCCCCCGGTATTAATATTACCGAACTCGATTTAACGACTGTTGTACCAAATGTAGCGACAGCTATTGGTGCAATCTCGGGTGCGTTTCAATGGGGCCCTGTACTGGAACGTACATCAATAACAACTGAAAACAAGCTGGTTGATGTTTTTGGTAAACCAGATGATGTAACAAAAACTTTTTTTTGGTCAGCAGCTAATTTTCTTGCATACTCTAACAATTTAATTGTTACAAGAGTTGTAGGAACTGGAGCTCTTAAT